CTCATCTGCATCTGCCCAGCTCATCTGATATGGACATCCAAGATAATGTATGTGTCCGTCTGTAGACCTTTTGTGAAAGTGTCCAGACATAACCATATCAAACTTATTGAATATGGTGTTACTAATTCCTACCTGACTCACTACCCCTGAGTGCATTTCAAAACCAGAGATTTCCAAATGACCAAATGCAACTTGAACGCCTGGGTTTTGTGCAAGTTTTATAAAATCTGGTTCACTATCTGATGTGAGCCATGGGATAAACATTAGGTCATAACCATCTATAGTAACTACAGTTGGTTCAGAATATATTGTGGACTTCTTGGGCATTCCCAATTCATTATAACAATTTACAGATAATGTATTCTTATAATATATGTCGTGGTTGCCCACTATAAAATGACAAGGAATGTCTAGGTCATCTAATCTACTGATGAACCTTTCTCTGAAATCCTTTGCAATCTTATAATTAATATATTTTCTACGATCTAGACAATCTCCTAAATGTAGGAAAGATGTAATCTCTGGATGTTCTTTGACATATGGGAAAAACTGATTCTCATAGAAGTCATAAAAGAACTCATTGAAAATTAGGCTATCAGACCTCGCACCGAAATGAGTATCGGTCAATATAACAATTTTACTCACTTGGCAAATTTCTGGAAACTAATTCACTATCAACAATATCCTCTAGCCAGAAATCCATTCTACCAGTACCGGCAGGTGAATCTTCTATAGAATCTATAATCTGGTCTAGTTCTGATATATGTAAGTTTTTAGTATGAGTTTTAATAAGAAGATTAATATCTTCAGCGTATCTTTCAAATTTCGTTTTCATTTAGATCTTCCTCTATAAAATGTTCAATCCCTTTTTTGGATTTTTTACGTTTAGGTTTAGGTATGTCCTTCTCCTCAAGATTATCTCGCAAGAATTCCATATACGAATTTTCATAAACATCATCATCTCCCGGCATAACTTCATATGTCTTGGTATCTGTGTTGTCTATGATTTTCTGTTTAATTTGGGTCTGTTTCTTTTCCTTCGTTATTCTACGAATGAACGCATAATAGATAATTTGTGTAAAATATGCAAATGGATTTTTAGATTTGTCTGGATTAAAATTCTTTGCATACCTAATACAATTCTCTATTCCATCTCCTATCATTTCCTCACGATAGGTATAATTAATAAAATTGGGTCTGTATGACAAGTGGGTAGCAATTTTATAGAAACATTCACCCATGTATTCTGTAACCATAGGAGGCAAATCATCCACTTGCTCCTGTTCAGCAATTTCTTCTTTCCACTTTTGCATTTCTGCAAAAAATAATTTATTATCGACATAATGTTGTTTTTTTTCCTGTGCCATAATGTTTATTTAAGATTAATTTTGACAATCTCATAATCGAATTCCTCTTGATTATAGATACCGATACGTTTAACAAAATGTTTTATCGTATGGTTATTATTTTTAAAATCATCCGCAATATCATATAACTTTGCAATAGCCTTACTCTCATGTGTTCGTAATCCTCTACCTATAGACTGTAGGTTTCTGATACGACTTTTATAAGGACTAGCAAAAATAATGTTGTGAAGATTCCTAATATTGATACCAGTACTGAAAACACCAAAACTGGCGACAATAATCGAGTCTCGTTCTGATTCAACGATTCCTCTAATTTTCTCTCTTGTCTCTGAGTCTGTTCCCCCATAGACAAAAAAAGTTTTCCTATCATTTGACTTCTCCTTTATTAGCTGGTGTAATAACTCTCCATGTTTAATCAACGAAAAAAGGACTAACGTATTTCCTTTTAAATCTATACATAAATTCCTAATCAGATTATTCCTCTGAGGAAATTCAGTTATAAATTTAATTTCTTCATTATAGGTTCTTATTATACAGTCTTTTTCTGAATAAGTCAAGACAATTCCTACAATTTTTAAATCTGATATATGTTTTGCATCTATTAATTCTTTTGTGGTGGTAACTTTCTTGACTGATCCAAATAGGCCCTCAAGTACCAAGTGATGACTTTCTGCATCATCAAGTGTTCCTGTCAATCCAAACTTATAAGGACAATCTGTGGTTTTCTGCATTATGGTTTTCAGAGATTTAGCTGTAAAGGTGTGTACCTCATCTCCTAGTATAACTTTATACTGGTCAAAATGTTTCTTTGGTAATTGGTATATGGATTGCCATGTAGATATGTGTACAAGTTTTTCTGAAGTCTTGTCTTTTCCAGCGTAGATTCGATGACAATACTTCTCAGCATCCCATCCGTAATCTTGAAAATCTGTAAACATCTGTTCAACTAATGATGAACGTGGAACTAACAACAATATATGTGAGTTATCAATGATTTGTTGGTAGTAACGTATCAACACATAGATTATAAAACTCTTACCACTTGCTGTGGGGCTCACCAAAATGCATCTTCCATTCCTAATAGAATGCTGGACTGCATCAAACTGGTAATCTCTAATTTTAACCCCACATTTTATACCTTCTATGAAAGATATTACGTCGGCTTTATCGATTTCCAGAGGTGTTCTTACCCCACCACTTATAGTATATTTTTTTGCTGTTGCGAATTTGTAGATATATTCGGATAACCCAACGTAAATTTGGTTATTCCGTATGTCGAATAATCGAATCTTCCCATCCCAAAGTCTGTTCTTGAAACTGGGCATAAACTTGGCCCCAGGCACATCGAAACTGAAATATTCGTTTAATTCTTTTGTTATACTTCTTTCACATTCAATCTGAAGGTATACATCATCTTTCTTGTGAATAATAATATCAAATTCCAGCCTCGAATTTTCGCCACTCAATCGCATTTTTTATTTGAAAAGAACGATTACTAACTGACCTTACTATCTCCTGTAGATACTCCACTACCGATTCATAGTATTCAACCTTTCCTTTAAGTTCCCGATACTCCTTATCGGCCTCAATAAAGGTTTTCTGGTCATCCTTAGTATTTAATTTAACATCAAAAGAACCCTTCTCTTTGTAGATCTCCTCAGTTGCTTTTCCTGTGTAAAATATCCACTTATCCCTTTTAAGAACATTAAGCTCTCCCTGTGTCTTTTTTAATAGAAGGCTATGTTCTGTTAAGAGTTGAAGATATTTGGAATGTAAAGAGGGGATTCGTAAGGATTCTATATCTAATTCAAGATCATTGATTTTAAGGTCTTTCCTGACCATTTCTTGTATATCTGATAAAGTCATTATTATGTTATATTATAGATTCAGTTACTAGAAACTCGACATACTCATAGTACCATATTAAAATGGAAAAGTCAAGTCTAAAGTAGTAGCCCAAACATTATAAGCTATATTGTCACACAGCTCAATCAAGTGGACTCAGTTAAGAGGTTTATGTTTAGGCTACTTATTTGTATTTATCAAGTTGAGGTTGCAAACTCATAATAAAGATACCTAAATGTTGCTGTTGCTTTAAAATATTCAACATCTGTTGATTCTTGTGAATAATCCAATCCAGATAAAGATGTTGGAAACATTTCTTTAAATTTAACTTCTACTTTTGGAGTATTCTTAGAACTATAAATGATTAAATTTGCATCAGAATATATATTTCCTTCAGTAGGCGTTCCTCCTTTCATCACAGCCGCATCTCTTGGTGAAAGTTCATCATCAGAACCTACTGTACTAAATTTTAATGTTGTACCATCTCCTTTTGTTAATACTTCAGAGAATTGTGAATGTTGTCTTGGAGCACCCATACCTACAATCCAATCCCATATCTCTCTATAGTTCTGAAGTTCTTCATCAACTAAAAAGGTTATGTTTAAGGTGTCAAATGTAAGTTTATCCCCTGTAACAAACATATCTGCCATTGGTGTAGGATATGTAGCTTCACCTAAAGTTATGCCTGGAATGTTTGCAGCTGTGCAAAACCAAGTTGTTTTTGGAATACGATTAAACGCAAGTCTCCATTGAGTTTGTGTTGCGTAATCTAATACTGTGGGTTGACTAGTGTCGGCCATG